CGCCTGCCTCGCCGAGCTGCAAGCTGAAGGCCTGGTGCGGTTCGAGAAGGCCTCACGGCTGTGGTTCATCCCGAACGCCATCCGCCACAACCCGCCAGCGAATCCGAACGTGGTGAAGAGCTGGCGGGTAGTGTGGAAGCTGCTGCCTGAAGTGCCATTGCGCGATGAGATCGAGAGGGCTCTCGGCGAGGCCTTGGCGACCATCGGCCCGAGCTTTGCCGAGAGCCTCCAAGCGGTGTGCGGGCGACATGCGGCCAAGCCTTCAACAAAGCCAGCGCCCAACCCATCCGGGAACCCTTCGCCAAAGCCTTCCCGGAAGAGTTCCCCGAAACAGGAACAGGAACAGGAACAGGAACAGGAACAGGAAGCAGGAACAGAAGGCAGGAAGCAGGAGAAAGCAACGCCGCGCAGTCGCGCGACTCCTGCCCCGGCCTGTCCTGCAGACGTTTCTCCTCAGGTCTGGGCCGACTGGTTGCAACTTCGGAAGGACAAGCGCGCAGCAGTCACCGAGACCGTGCTCGCCGCTGCACGCGAAGAAGCTGCGAAAGCCTCGATGACCTTGGAGGAGTTCCTCAAGGTGTGGTGCGTCCGCGGATCGCAAGGGCTGCAAGCCAGCTGGTTGAACCAGCAACGTGGCGGAAGGGCTGCCGGCCCAATGCACGCCGATGACGTGTTTGCGAGCGTCAGATGAGCGCGGGCAACGACGTCAAGCCGCTGCCGTGGAGCCCGGAGGCCGAGCAGAGCGTGCTCGGCGCCTTGATGCTCGACCCCACGGCGCTGCTCCGGATCTCTGATCGCCAGTTGCAGGCCGCCCACTTCTTCGACCAGCGACACCGCGCCGTTTGGGCGGCCGCCGTCGACCTGTCGGCCAGGAGCCAGCCGATTGACGTGGTGACTGTGTTCGAGCGGCTGCGGGATCTCGGCAAGACCGACGACTTCGGCGATTCGGGATGCCTGGCCTACCTGAACGCGCTGGCCGCGTGCGTGCCCAGTGCCACCAACATCGGCCGGCACGCCGATATCGTGGTCGAGAAGGCGCTGCGCCGCGCCATGGTGGCAGCTGCCGACCAAGCACGGGACCTGGCACACAGTGCCGGCGAAACCGATGCCGTGCTCGATCGGGTGGCCAGCCTCTTCGCGGGCATCAAGCGCAGTGCAGCTGCTGGTGCGCCGCGCCGCCTTGGCGGCCTGGTGAGCGCGCGCCTTGCGCACTGGCAGGCACTGGAAGCCGGCGACACGGTGTCTGGCATCTCGACGGGCCTTGAGCATCTGGACACTGCGCTCGGCGGCGGCCTGAAGCCCGGAAAGGTGATCGTGCTGGCGGCGCGGCCGTCCGTCGGCAAGACCTCGCTTGCTGGGCAGATCGGCCTGAGCGTTGCCGGGCAGGGCCACTCGGTGTTGATGCTGTCGCAGGAGATGCCCGCCGGCGACTTGGTGGACCGCGCCATTGCGAATCTGGGAGGCGTGCGCCTGGACCGCATCACGACCGGCGCCTTCGAGCAAGGAGACTGGGGCCGCATGCTCGATGCAACCGACGCGGCTGCAGCGCTTCCCTTCTTCGTTGACGATCAGCCGGCGCTGAGCCTGCTGGACATCCGAGCCAAGGCACGCGAGGTGCTGCAGCGTGACGGCCTGGCCGTGCTGCTGGTCGACTACTTGCAGCTGTGTGCCAGCACCATTAGCGCCGAGCGCAGACACCACCAGATCGAGCAGATCAGCCGCGGCATGAAGACGCTGGCGAAAGAGCTGGGCGTCTGCGTGATCCTGCTGAGCCAGCTCAAGCGCGACGATCGTCGCGAGCCCGAGCTCGAGCACCTCAAGGAGTCTGGTGCGATCGAGGAAGACGCCGATACGGTGATCCTGCTGCACCCGGTGCGCAAGGCTGCTGACGAGTCGCTGATCGTGCTGGCCAAGATCCCGAAAAACCGCCAGGGACGCCGCGGCCGGTTGGCTCTTGCCTTCCAAGGCGCGACCCAGCGCTGGGAGTGCTCGACCGCCGACGTGTCCCGCGCAAGCACCTCCGACGCATGAGCATCACACCCATGGGCCGCAAAGGAAGACTGCCCGCCGGGAAACCGGCGACACAGGGTGAGAGCGCGGCGATGCCCGCATGCGCACTACCAGCGCATGAGCATGGCGCCTTGCCCTGCTGGTGGCCGGCTGGCCACTTCTGGAGCCTGCCGCACGATGGGCGCAGAGAGTGCCTGTGGTGCGCAGCGCGGCTGAGTTTTGCTCAGCCCCAGCGCACTCCGGCGGAAGGCCACGCATGAGCCTCACCGTACTCATCACCGGCAAGCTGGTCACAGAGCCAAGCGTGCGCCAAAGCGTGCGATCCGGCGGCCGGTCCTACACGATGGCGAAGCTGGCCGCGGCCACCGAGGAAGGCGACGCCCTGTGCACCGTCATCGGGTTCGGCAGCGTCGGCGAGCAGCTGGCCGCGATGGCGAAGGGCGACACCGTGAGCATCAGCGGCCGCGCCAAGCTGAGCGCCTGGATGCCGAAGGAAGGCACCGAGCCGCGCGCCGGCCTCTTCGTGACGGCCGACCACCTCCTCACGGTCTACCACCTCCGGCGCCGTCGCCTGGCCGCCTCTGGCCGCGATGACGCGCAGGAACCGCACGAGTGAGCGCGTTCGGCTGCTCTTGGAGCAAAGCAACGATGGCCGGCAGGCCGCGCCCGGCCTGCGATTGCAGGCCGACTGAGCGCACGGATGCCCCCGCCGATGCCCCCGCTGAGCTACGCAGCATCCAACCAGCGGCGCCAAGTGCCCAGGCAGATCAACGAAGAAGGCTCACCCAACCATGAACGAAGGCAACATCGGCACCCTGTACTACGACATCGGCGTCGACACGCAGCCGATGCTCAACGCCGAGCGCCAGGCCAAGCGATCCCTTGATGCCATCGGCCGCGAAGCTGAGCGCGCGCAGCACAGGCTTACCGGGGTGGCGCAGGCTGTGGCAGCGGCAGTCTCGGCGCTGGCGCTGGGCGGCCTGGTGGCCAAGGTGGTGACGGCCCAGCGGCAGTTCGACGTGATGAACGCCAGCCTGAAGACCGTCACCGGCTCTGCAGAGCTGGCCGGCGATGCCTTTGAGCGCCTGCGCCAGTTCGCGGCGACCACACCGTACAGCGTCGAGCAGGCAGTCGGAGCTTTCATCAAGCTCAAGACCCTGGGCCTGGACCCGAGCGAGCGCGCTCTCACGAGCTTCGGCAACACGGCCGCCGCGATGGGCAAGGATCTCAACCAGATGATCGAGGCCGTGGCCGACGCCAGTACTGGCGAGTTCGAGCGCCTGAAGGAGTTCGGGATCAAGGCGAAGAACGAAGGCGACCGCGTCACCTTCACCTTCCAAGGCGTGGCCACCACGGTGCGGAACAACGCCAACGACATCACCGAATACCTCACGAAGATCGGCGAGGTGAACTTCGCAGGCGCGATGAGCCAGCGCATGAAGACGCTCGATGGTGACATCAGCAACCTGCGCGACTCGCTGGACGCCCTCTTTCTGGCCGCATCGCAGTCCGGGTTCGGGGACGCCATCGCCGCCGGTGTGCGCGCCGCCACAGAGGCCATCCAAGAGGCCACGAAGAGCGTGGAGCAAGGCGGTCTCACCAGCTACTTCGACAAGCTGCGCCCGCTGGTGCTCGCTGGAGAGGTGGCGATCGCCAGCCTGGCGGGCGTCATAGCCTCGAAGCTGGTGGCCTCTGCCATCGCAGCAGGCTGGCGCATTGCAGCGATGGCCACGGCGACCACCACCGCAACCGTGGCGGCACGCGGATTCACCGCAGCCCTCACGCTCATGGGCGGCCCCCTCGGCATCATCGTCACCGGCTTGGCTCTGCTGGCGATGAACTGGGACAAGGTGTCCGGCGCCTCGAAGACAGCAGCAGAGGTGTCGGAGAACTCTGCAGCTCGCATTGCTGCGGCGCTGGCCAAGAGCAAGGGCGCGGCCGCCGAGGACCTGAAGACACAACTTGCGCAGGCGCAGGCAACGCTGGGCAAGCTAGACGGCGAGATCAAGGCCGGCAGCGTGCGCAGCATCTACGGCGACCGCGCGCCGGTGTACGGCGAGAAGCGGCTGGCCGAGCTGAAGGCGCAGCGCGACGAGGTGGCTGGCGTGGTGGCTGAAATCGAGTCGGCCTTGGCAGGCGTCTCTGGGACCAACTATGGCAACGAGGGCCGCAACAGCAAGGCGCCACCTGCTGCGCCGCCACCGCCACCGCCCGCGAAGCGCAAAGGCGAGACCGAGGCCGAGATTCGCGCCCGGCAAGACCTCGCGCGTATGGCACGGCAGGACGCGGCAGAGCAGGCGGCCGACGCAGAGGCCCGCGCCAAGGCCGAGAAGGACGCCGCCGACGCCCGCAAACGCGAGGAAGAGCGCCGGCGTGCCCAGACTTTCGCGCAGGACATCGCTGTCGCTGGCGACCCTGTGGCACAGCTCGTTCTTGAGTCCGAGCGGAAGCAAGAGGCCCTCATCGCGGCGCGCGATCAAGAGCTGCTCACTGAACGCGAGTACGCGGCCGCGAAGATCGCGCTTCAGACCCAGACCTCAAGGCAGCTCACGGAGATCGAGGAGGAGGAGCGGAACAAGCGCGTGGCCGCGCAGCAGCAGATGCTCACCGGCATCGGCGAGGTGTTCGGCGGCCTGGCCGATTTGCAGAAGGCCTTCGCGGGCGAGCAGGACTCGGTCTATCGCGCACTGTTCGCGGCACAGAAGGCCTTCGCCATCGCCTCTGCGCTCGTGAGCATCCAAGCCGGCGCAGCGAAGGCCTATGAGCTGGGATGGCCGCTCGGCCTCGTCGCTGGCGCGCAGGTGCTGGCACAAGGCGCAGGCCTCATCAGCACGATCAAGAGCGCCAGCTACGGCGGCGGCCGCCAGTACGGTGGCCCGACGAGCGCCGGCACGCTGTACCGCGTCAACGAGACCGGCCAGCCGGAGATGTTCACGGCGGCCAACGGCGCGCAGTACATGCTGCCCACGCAGGACGGAAGCGTTACCCCGGCCAGCCAGGTGGGCGGCGGC